TCCACTTATTACTCTTACACCTATTGCTTTTTCTTTTTATTAGGAATATTCGTTATTATTATATACCACTGTGTATTATATGTTTCTCTTCTTGTCTGAATGTTGTTCTATACACCATTCTATTGTGCCTCTACTGTTTTCTATATACTTTTATATATAGTTATAGCCTGTGTAGTTTTACCGTTGCTTAAAACGCATTTAAATGGGTTATTTATATATGTATATATAAAAACGCCTTTATTAACACAAGTTTGACAAATGTTCATTTAAAACTATAATAGCTGTATAGTTTAACAAATATATAAATGGCTAATGAAAAAAAACCTCCTCTTACACTAGAGGACTTAGAAAAAATAGACTTAGGTAATATTCATATTAAAGATAGACTAAAGGTTCAACAATTAATTAAAGAGTTGAAAGAAAGAAGGTTCCAGTATCCATTGTTAGACTTTAAACCCCTAACACATCAAGTGGAAGTATTAGAAGCCGTTGGAGAAAGAGCTACAAATGCTCTTGCAATGCCGAAATACAAATATATAATGTTCATTTGATGAAATGGGTCGGGTAAAACTATTAGCAGTTGCTATATTGACATCCTATTAGCACTATGAAAAGAAGGTTGTGCAAAATACAATCTTCCATACATAGGAGAAAGCAAACAAATATTAGTTGTTACTAAAACATCTGATAGTATAAAAACAAACTTAGAACCATATTTTTTATGAACCGACAGTTTAGATGATAATATAAAAATACCAAAGAGTGAAATTGAAAAAGTTAAAAGAGACGGTAGCACGCAAACATTAAAAGAGATAACATTGAAGAATGGTAACAAGATAATGTTTAGAACATATGATGCGTGACAAGCTAGGCTTGAGGGTAGTAACCCAGATTTTATACATCTGGATGAACTACCAGAAAGGAGTGATATATTCGTTGAGTTACTTAGATGAACAAGGGGTGAGAAAACACAAATGTTGCTTTCCTTTACACCTACTAAGTTTAATCCAGCTGTACACGATTATTTCTATTGACAAGCTAGTGATAATGTTAAAAATAAAACCTTTATAAGAGAGGTGGATAGTTTAGAAAACACTCACGCTGACCATACGTGGTTAGAGGGGTTGAGTGATGAAGAGCAGAAAATAAGAAGGTATTGAATGTTTATTCCGCCAACAGGGCTGGTATATAATGAGTTTAATAGAAATAAGACATTAATAGACTTTATTAGTCCTAGAGAGTTGGGAGAATGAGTTAAATATTATTGAGCTTTGGATTTTTGAGTAAACCATCCAATGGCATTTTTATTAATCGCTGTTGACAGTGACGCACATATATACATTTTTGATATGTTATATGAAAGGAATATGACATTATGAGACTTAGCTAACAGGATTAGAGAAATGAAGCAACAATATTGAATATATTTAGAATATATAGTTGCCGACACTGCTGATGCTAGAGCTAGACTGGAACTTAGAGAAAACCATTGAGTTGATACCATCCCTGCTGATAAGTTTAGTAAAGGTGAAAACAATCTCTCAAACAGAAGGGCTTGAATATTTAAAATTAATGAGCTGTTTAAAAACTGAATGTTGCTCATTAGTAATAAATGTATGGACTTAGTTAAAGAGCTTGAAACCCACGCTTATAAATGAAACGGTAGTGAAGATGTAGTAAAGACTAATGATGATGCTTTAGATGCTATGCGTTATTTCATTTTCTGATATAAACCACAAAGAGAGAGTGCAAAATTAAAAAGAAGACTTAAAAAATTAACCCAAAAAGTGGTTGATAACTATTAATATATAATAATATAATATGTTAAAAAAACAAGACACTAAAACATATGTACAAGAGAGGCTTAGAAACCTAGTTGCTATGAAAGACATACACCTATTACAAACTAAAGCTGAGCTTTGGAAGAACAAAGCTAATATGAAAGAAGGTAGTGTGCCAACTAAAAATCAATTTAGAACACAAATAAGCTCAACAGTTAAGATGCAGAAAGATGCAGACTTACTTTCAGCTCAACCAGAATGGAACTTTTTACCATTAGATGATAAATGAAGAACTAATAGAAGAATAGTTAAACACGTATGGGACTATCATCGGTTAGTTTCTAATACAGATGAAGCAATATCAGAGGTTGTACAAAGTGCAACAACTTATTGAACAGGTGTTATATTTGATTGAATAAAACATATATGGCAAACAGTTAAAAAACCAAGTTATATATTAGATGATAAATGAGAAATAGAAAGTATTAAATTTAAAGAAGAAAGGGAGTTAAAATATTCTTGAATATACTCAGAAAAAATACCTTTCCAAAACTTCTTTATTAATTGAAGCAATATTAGAGAAAGTACAGAAGCTGTAGTAGTTCGTTATTTTGATAAAACAGAATATATAAATGAGAAGAATGAGGATAGTAGTTTTGATAGTTCGGCAATTAAGAAGCTTGAAAAATCAACAGGCTACAATCAATCATTAGTAGACTGAACTGTCGGCGATAACTTTGATGAAACAACAGTGGATAACACAGTGGTTGAACTTGAATATTGGAATGCGGCAACTGATGAATACATTGTTGAGGCTAATTGAATAGAGGTGAAGAATAGTCCTATACCATATCCTCATAAAATGCTTCCTTTTTCTCTTTATTTGGACAACAAAGCTGATGATAGAATTTGGGGGATTGGAGAGTATGAATTACTTGAACAAGAAGAAAGATATAAAAATGAGTTACGTACTCTTACTATTAGAGGTATAAAATCATCTATAGGTTTCCTATTAAAAGATAGAAATAGTGAAGTGGAGGAAGATGAGGTGGACTTTGGTATAGGTAGTGTTTATGAAACAGATGATATAAATGCATTTAAGCATTTCGTACAAAACGTTCCTGTGTGAGCTATATCAGATGCTGAAACAAAGATTGATAATGATATAATAGCTAAGTCTTGAGTTGATTTTAAATCACAAATGTTAAATCCAGGGGAAACAGCAACTAAAACTGCTGGGAAAGATAAAAGTAGTAAGAAAAGAATTAATAAAAATATTAAAGACAACGCTTATAGTTTCTATAGAAGACTTGCTGAAATTAGAATGGCGAACATTCAATTCTTACATTCAGTTGGAAATAAAGAAATACCTATTGAAGGATGAAGCGTAAATAGTAAATGAGTGTTTAAAGCAGACTGAGGTTGATATTGAAGTGCTTATATAACAAAAGAATTATTACAATGAAAAATAATGGTGTTGCCTCTTGTTGAAACAATGCTTTGATATAACAAAGAAAGAAGAAAAGAGAATGCTATTAGATATAGTCAATTAGTTGGTAATATGGCTGAACAAGATGGTACAAGACCAGTGAAGGCTACACAATTAGCTAAACTTATAACTGATGAGTTTGATTATGATTTTACTAAACTTACAGAACAAACTAATACAGGGAAGACAGCTAAAAACATTCTACAAGACTTTAAAATGAAGAGTGCTTGAACAGCTTGAACTGAACAAGACCCTAATTTTATACCATCAAGTCAAAGAAGTGGGGCAAATCAATGAGTGCCTACATTAAGTTGAGTTAGTAATATACCATTAGATGAATAATAAATATAAACAATGAGCTGAGTAAAATATCCAGATAAGAGTAATAAATACTATACACCAAAATGAACTGATTGAGCATATGGAGTTGAAACAGGGTATAAATATTGACAATATAAACCTTGAATGGTTAAAGACAATGGTAAACCATTAAAAAAGAATGGAAGGAAGAAAGGTTCTACTTTAAAATCAAGAGTGGAAGTTAGTAATGATGTTTGAAAGGTTGTAAATCTTATGACCTTTTGAGCAAAAGTTATAAAAGGAGAACAAAATATAATTGATTGAGTTAAACCAAATGTTAGACTTAATATACACCAGGCTTGTGATGAACTTTGAATTAAAAGTCCTTCCTTCTACCATTATTTAAAAAAGTTTCCAGATGCTAGAGAAGAATATGAACAACTAAAAGAGAGTAGAAGAGAATATATGAGAGAGATGAGTGAAATGAATATTGAAAAAGCTCTTTCTTGAAAAATGAAACAACTATGAGAAAAAGATGTAGTTGATTATTCATTTAGAATGCTGGAAAGAACTGATAAGAATTATAGTCCTAAGCAAGTCGTGGAAACAACTGTAGAACAAATTAATCCAGACCGTTCAACAGAAGACATTATTTGAGACATTGCTGATTTAATAAGAATATAAAACACATATGATAGATGTAAAAGAATTAGAAAATTTCCTAGTTAATACAGAGCAGGTCCAATTAAAAGAAGAAGAGAAACATAAACTCAAAACCCTTTGAAAGGACAGCGCTTTATTAGATAGAGCATTAACTAAGGTGAAAACAAACCTAACTAATAGAATGCTTACAGAAGAACTTAGTCCGCAATTCGTTAAATGAGCTATATACACCATTTCTTATTTAAGAGGAATGATGAAATAAGGGCTCTACTAAGACACATTTGACAAATGTGGCATTGTGTATATAATACTTGTATATAGAAATATATACACCCTTTAATATTTAATTGAACAGACTGCTATGCCAGAATTCAATAAAGAAAACAAGAACCCTGATGGGCAAGCTTGAACAGTTCCTAAAACCTATACGGAAGAGGAATATAAAAATTTGCAATCGTTTTGAACAAAAGCTAATCAAACTTTGATTGACACTTCAAAAAAACTTGCAGAGAAAGAACCAAAAGAGTTATTAACTATGGAGGTTAACATCCAAAATAAAGTTATAAAAGACATTTGGTGATATGACAACATTGATGAATTAAAAACAATGTTACCAGACATTCTGTCTTGAGAAGAAGAAAACGGTAACAATACATTTGATGATGAAAGTGATGCATTTAAACAATTGAAAAGGGAACAAGAGTTATTAAAGATGAAACTTAATAAGAAAGATGTTGATGATGAAATTGAAAAATTCACAACAGCACATTCTGAATTACTTAAATCAATTCCAAACTTCGCTGAAAAAGTGAGAGAAGAACTTAAATATATTAGCTCTGAATTACCAAATAATAAAAGAGTAGAAAGAGCAACTAAACTTGTTTCTTGAAACTCTGATATAAATGTAGACGCATATTTACAACTACAATGAAAGAATGTTGTAAAAGCTTCTGGTCAGAAAATGACAGAAGAACACGCTGAGAAAGCACGTAACCAATTAAGAGCTACGTTCTGATTAGCACAAAAATAGATTTAATAAAATAAATCAGTTTAATAATTAATAAATAAAAAAGATGGCTAAAGTTATTTCACCTAGCAGATGTGCAGGTGCATATAAAGTTGTTGAAAATTCAGCAGTTTTACTAAGCGGTAGTTTAGTTTCACTAGATTGAGGATTTGTTTCTCTTCCAGCTGCAACTGACAAAGTTGAATGAATAGCAGTAGATGCAGGTAAAACTTATGATGCTGATAATGAAACAGTTAAACAAGAAAAAGTTAATATCCTAGTATTAGAAGATAATACTAAAATTGAAGTGGAAGTTACTAATGGAACTATAGCGCAAGCTAATGTTGGTTCTACTTATGACTTAGTTACTTGAGGTGCTTCTGTTGATGGTGCTACATCTGCTACAGGTGTTGTATTAACACTAGATGAAGTTATCAGTACAACTAAATGAATATTTACTAGAGCTAAATAGTTCGCTATTGCTCACTCCCCCGCTAGAGGTTTAATCTAGCATATATATTAATACATAATTAAATAAAAAAATGGCTATTGTTGAAAAAGCTTGATTACTTATTTCTGACGAAGCATACAAAATTGTTGCTCCAGTTGTAATAGAACTATTTGACGAAAAAATCTTAGACCCAAGAGTAAATGAAAATGTTTCAGAAAAATTAGGGTTTAGTGATTACGAAGTGGTAGATAAAGATGGTCAAATCCAAACTAAATTAGGTCTTTCAGGGGCTCCTTTAGTATGAGAATTTGATGCGTTTAAAATCAATGGTAAAAAATACGGTAATAAAATTTCTTATGAATTAGTTAGAACACATATCGGTAGTGGTATGTCAAGTAAAACTAAATTATGGTTAGAAAGAGCTGGTAATGCAGAAGCAATTCCAGAAGACTTACTTAAAGATTTAAAAAGTGCTATGTCTGATATGGAAGACCAAGCATATGAAATTGCAATAACTCAAAATGAATACATAACTAGATGTTTCACTGAATGATTTGCTGTAACATCAAACTTCTGACCTGGTTCAGCTGTATACGATGGTGAAGCTTTATTTTCAGAAGCTCATACAGTTATCTCAACTTGAGCAACTTATTCAAATATAATTGAAGATGATACTACTGCAACTGATTACGGTGCATTAACTTTCTCTCATTTGAAAAAAGCTGTAAAAAGACTTAGAGAAATGAAAGATGGTTTAGGTATTAGAGTTAGAAGACCTATGTCTTGAATTTATGATTTAATTGTTTCTCCAGAATTAGAAGAAACTGCTTTAGAAATATTAAGTGATGGTAATGCATTCTCTCCTTATACTTATACAGGAACAGATGCTAACAACTCTAATTATGCTAATGTATTTATGGCAAGAGACGGGTTTAAAGTTAGACTAGTTGTACTAGAAACTATGAACCAACCTGATAGTCAAAACGAAGGTTCAACTATTGGTTCTTGAACTATGTGGTTCCTTGTAAATAAAGAAACAGCAATGTTAAGAAAAGCTTTAAGAAAATTAAACTTCGGGGACATTTCAATTAAAATGTACGAAGATGATGAAACTAGAGCAACATTTATAACTGCTGAAAAATTCTTTGGAGTACAAGCATTATATCCAGAAATCGTAGTAGGTTCTAAATGAACTGGTGCTATATAGTATTAGCTCTATAGTATAACCTAAAAGGAATAGAGCTTAAATGTTCTATTCCTTTTTTTCTTTTACCTGGGCTAAATAAATAATAAATAAATAAACAATAAATGAAAGAAATAAACTATGCAGAGCTGTTTGCTAAAAATAAATCAAAAATAGCTAAGATGAATGCTAAAGTTGAGGCGACAGTGGTTAAGTCTAAAATAGATAAACTAGAAAAAACAGATTTATGAACGCTTAAATGAGTTTGATGAAGTACTGTTAAACTATTGCTTGAAAACTGAATTTCATCATTAGCTGAATTAAGAGAAGCTGATATTAGTTCTATTGAATTAAATCCTTTTTCACTTAAAGCTATAAATGAATTTTTACAAACAGCTGATTAATTAATTAATTAAAAATATAATGACAATTTATACAAAGCCTATATGAAGCTGAATAAGATGGAGGGGCGAATGGGATGAGTTTACTAGATATAAAGTGGGCGACATAGTAACTTATAATAGTAGTTCATATATATGTAATGATACTAATATATGAGAACTCCCAACTGATACAAATTTCTGGGACTTTTGAAGTATAGGTGAAAAATGAGAACAATGAGAAGCTGCAACAATAGATGTATCAAGTACAACAACAACAGCTCCTTGAACATTGGCTGAGGT